AGCTGAAGAAGGGCACCGACCGCTTCAAGGAGATCCTGCAAAAATACGGAGACAAGGATCCTTCAGATGGATCTATTTATCTGGATCTGGAGGAGCCTATCGGGGACCAGCGCATCCAGTTCCTGAAGAGCCTGTGTGTGACCTCCAAGCTGATGAACGTGGAGGCGGTGGAGGAGATCCTGGCCGGCAAGGGCATGTGGGAGGAGATGTCGGAGGTCGTCCGGGTGCCCGACGAGGCCCGGATCAACGCGGCCTACTACGACAACCGGATCACCGATGACGAACTGGCCCGCATGTTCCCCACCACCACCCAGTATCGGTTCTTCCTGCTGGACGAGGACGAGAAGCCCGTCCGGGCATGACCGACCTCCAGGCCCTGTTCGCTCCGCTCCAGGATGAGTTCTATCCCGGCTCCAAGCAGAAGCGCCGGGAGTCGAAGGAGATGCGGCACGAGCGCATGGCAGAGGAGCGCCGGCAGGCCAAGGAGGAGGAGTCCTGGGACGCCCATCCCGTCGAGGTGGGCGTCAGGGGCGTGAAGTACGAGATGTTCCGCGTCGGGGCGCTCGCCAAGGCCCTGGGTCGTGACCCGGTCACCGTGAGGGCCTGGATGCGGAAGGGTTGGCTACCACGAAACACCTACCAGACCGCCCCGGTCGTCGGGTCCAGGGGTGACGCCGGTCGTCGCCTCTGGACTCGGCGGCAGATCGAGGGCATCGTCCAGGTGGCGAAGGAGGAGGGCCTCCTGGACCCCAAGCCGCCCTATGTCACCGAGACCAACTTCACCCGGCGCGTGGTCGCCGCCTGGAGGTCGTGGCTGTGAAGCTCACCAAAAATATCCGCTATCTCGTGCGGGTCCGGGATTACGAAACCGTGCATGTCGAGGTGGGCGCAGAGGCAGACCACCACGACATGGGCTGGAGCGACGAAGACTGGGCCGCACTGGGCGAAACCCGTGCCTCCTGGATCGACCAGCTAGAGCTACTGGTCATCACCGAAGTCGAAAAACTTGCACGCGAAGAACTGGCACAGATCAATCGCTGGAGCGAGATTTCACCCAACCTTGCTGAGGACTTCCTGTCGTCTGCACCCCTGTCACCTGTACCAATCAAGCCAAGGAGTCAACATGGCACAGCAACCGCAAAGAAGGCTGGTTCGTCAGCCGAAGCCGGCAGAAGAGTACGAAGAGGAGGAGGCCCCGGAACCCCGTCGCCTGCGGCGTGAGAGCAAGGAGGAGCCACGCCGGGGCCAGCGCACCAGCCGGCGCGAGGAGGCCGACGACGACCGTGGCCTGGCCGTCGCCAAGGGCTGGAGCGGGTACCGCCGCACCAAGGCCAACGCCCCGTCCCAGTGGTCGAAGCTGTACAAGGTGCCCGACGAAGAGGGCCTGATCATGTTCCTGGAGGATGGCCCGTACGCGTCGTTCCTCCAGCATTGGTGCGAGTGGGTGCCCAGGGGCACCCGGCAGAGCTACATCTGCACCCAGGACGGCGACTGCCCCCTGGACGAGGTCGACCCCAAGCCCAGCGCCAGGATCCGGTTCAACATCCTGGACTGTGGTGGCGACACCCCCATCCTGGTGACCTTTGAGTGCGGTGTGTCGGTCACTGAGGCCCTGGAGGAGTACTCCCAGGATGAGTCGCTTTCTGGCCGGTACTTCGCCATCGCCATGCGGGGGACGAAGAACAGCCGGCGCACCCAGATCCGCCCGGTGAAAAATCGTGACCTCAAAGAGGATTGGGATTTTGACGCGCTGAGCGAAGACGAGATCGCCAAGTTTGACGACCGCCTCTGGGACGACACCTCTCTGGAAGTATCATCGAAGGCAGAGCTACGCAAAGTAGCCGATGCCTTCAACGAATAGGTGTCCGGGCGGTGGTGCCGGTGTCACCCGCTGCCGTTACGGAAGGGAAGGGGGCTGGCACCCGCCACCAGCCCCCTTCCTTAACTGAGTGCTTATCTCAATGGAGGACGCCCAGGCGGGATCCCAAGACCAAGGTATGGGGCTACGGCAGGGACACATTTACCTGTCACGAGCCGCTCGATCACGAGGGTGTCCACCAGAACGAGGATCCCGAGACCACCCATGGGGGCCGGCAATGGACCGACGCCCAGGCCAGCCGCTCTGCGGACCTGGAGGAGAAGTGGAACCGCATGGGGCAGCCCGCGCCGCCCCAGAGCCTCGTTGGCTACAAGGCCATGGAGACCTGGATCGAGGGCCTGGACGAGAAGAACCCGCCCAGACCCCGTCGCGCCATCGACAAGTGGTTCGCCCCTGTTGCCACCGTCACCACCATCGATCAGCTAAAAGAAGTGGTGGAGATCTACTCGGATTTTTCTGAGTTTGTCTTCGACGTCGAGACCCGTGGCACCCGTGGGGTCCGGGGACTCCAACCGGCACAACGCCACCTGGCGCGGTCCCGCTACGAGCAGACCACCCCCTGCATCGTCTGCGCCACCCCTATCCCCACCCGGCGGCGCACCTACTGCTCTGACCTGTGCCGGAAGGCGGCTGACAAGGACAAGCCGGCCCTGGACACCCGGACCAACGAGGTCTGGTGTGTGAGTCTCGCTGGCCCAGGTGCGACCGCCCATGTCATACCCGTGGGCCACCCGGACAAACGCCAGCAGCTATCCAGGACCGAAGTCTTCGACGCCCTGAGACCGCTGTTCTTCTCAGACCGGGTCAAGGTCAACCAGAACGTGGGCTTCGACCTGCTCTCGATCAGCAAGTACTTCGGCGGCGTGCTGCCACCAGGCCCCTACGCCGACATCATGACCATGATCTTCCTGATCAACGAGAACCTGAGCAGCTACAAGCTGGGGGATCTGGCTACCCACTACCTGGGGTTCACCTACGCCGAGAAGCTGGGCGAGGAGGCGTACAACGTCGAGTGGCGGCGGGCCACGAACTACTCGCTCACCGACGCCAGGGTGGCCTGGCGGCTGTGGCGGAAGCTGTCCCCGGTCCTGGAGCAGCGGCCCAAACTGGGCGAACTGTTCGACCTGGAGATGCGAGTGCTTCAGGTACTACTCCAGATGAAACGCCAGGGGGCCTATGTCGACGTCGAGGGGTTTCGCACTCTGCGCCCCAAGCTGGAGGCCCAGCTAGCAGAGGTGGGGGCCGACATCAAGGCCATGGTCGACCCGGTGTGGGACTGGCCCACCAAGCCGTTCAACCTGAACTCCACCCAGCACCTGGCCCACTTCCTCTACGACCTCAAGCGGCTGCCCTGCACCTGGCTGACCGACACCGGCCAGCGCTCGACGGCGGTCAAGGCCCTCAAGGCCCTGGCGAAGCGCCGGCCCGAACCCCGTCGCATCCTGGAGTACAAGGATGTGAACAAGCTGCTCACAACGTACGTGGCCGGCTTCATCCCCGCCATCGATGACGACAGCCGGATCCGGGCCAACTTCAACCAGGCCGTTGCCCGAACGGGCAGACTCTCGTGCAGCCAGCCCAACCTCCAGAACATCCCCGCCAGATATAAGGAGTCGGTGGAGGCCACCCTGATACGCCGGCTCTTCGTGGCCCCACCGGGCCGGGTGCTGATCGTGGCCGACTACAGCCAGATCGAGCTACGCATCCTGGCGCATCAGACCAAGGATCCCAAGCTGCTCTACGCCTACACCCACAACCAGGATCTCCACACCCAGACAGCCAGCCTCATCTACAAGGTGCCCATGGATGAGGTCACTACCGAGCAGCGGGCCATAGCCAAAAACTCAAACTTCAACTTCAGCTTTGAGGGAGGCCCTCAGAGGGTCGTGGACATGTCGGGGATCTCTCTGCGCGAGGCCGAGAAGGTCTATGAGGCGTGGCACCGAGCCTATCCCGGTGTCAAGAAGTGGGGTGCCCAGCAGAAGCGGCTCTGTCTCCAGCACGGCTACGTCGAGACCCTGTGGGGGCGAAAAAGACGTCTGAAAGACATCTCTTCCGGGAACCCCAAGGACCGCAGCTACGCCGAGCGCCAGGCGGTCAACCACCCCATCCAGGGGACCGCCGCCGACATCGCCAAGATCGCCATCGTGCGGGTCCACCAGGCTCTCCAGGAGTTCCACGCCAACCTGATCCTGCAAATCCACGACGAGTTCGTCATCGAGTGCGACGAGGGGGAGTACCTCGACGCCATACCGTTTATTAGGGAGGCCATGGAGGACATCCGGCTCCAGGATCGGCCAGTGCTGGATGTGCCCCTAGAGGCCACCATCGGGGTCGGTAAGAACTGGAGTGAGGCAAAATGAGCGACGTCAGTTGGTGGGAGCGGGCACTGGGAGGGGCCAGGAGGCCCGCACCCCCGGTCAGCCAACCCGCCGGCTACCCCCAGAAGGCGGTGCGGTGGCAGCCTCAGTACCCTCCGACTGGTCCCCGCCAGGAGGTGACGGAGTGGGACCAGCCGGGGGGCGAACCCGACGATAACTGGCACAAGGTCAACCGCCAGGGATTCGTGGACCGGGCACCCGGCAGCGTGGGAGTCACCGGGCGCTGCCCCCGCTGCAACGGCTCCAGCTTCTTCCGGCGTAAGGGACCAATGGGTACAGAGGCCGCGCCGCTGTGTGTCGACTGCG